AAGCTGTACGCCTCTATCAATGACTCGCTCAAGATTGGCGCGGCATACGCCGAGATGACGCGAGTAGCAGGCCAGCGCTTGCGCATTGCCCAGATGGATGCTGACCCCAACATCCTCAACTCCAAACTGATTCCTGGCGTCAACTTGCAGCACGCCACGACAGAAGCGGCAGGCAAGGCTGCGCTTGCGGAAGGCTTGCAGCCAACAGCTGGCCCTCTTGGCGACGGTGTCTATTTCACGGCAAGCACCAGCGGCTACGAAAACATGGCTGGCTACGGCGGCGCCCTGGTCGAGGGCACGCTGCAGAAGGACATCAAGATCATGGACCTGCCGTCCATGGACAAGGATCTTGCCGACTTGCTCAACGACCTTGATTTAGGTCGCATGCGGGAAGGGCCTAATGGCCTTGAGCTGACGCCTGCGCAGAAAGCAGGGCTGCAGGACTACGTCACTGGCCTGGGCTACCAAGGCTTGCGGCATGAGCCTGAGATGATCGGCCGCCAGGGCGGGCCGGTCGACGAGGTTGTCATCTACGACGTCAATGCTGCAAACCGTGTTGTCGGTTCAGAGGCGGAAGCTGTGCCGCCTAATCAGCCAGGCAAATCAGCAGCAGAGCAGTTTGTTGAGACGACAGCTGATGCAGGCAACATGCTTGATCGGGTTTTGCCTGCAGAGGTAGTCAACGCTGTCAAGCAGAACCAGTCGACAGCAAGCACTGACGAAGTGATGAAGGAGCTGGCTGAGGTTGCCATTCAGGCAAAAAACGACAAGAAATATCAGGCCAACATGCTCAACTTCATGCGTGATGCTGCGCCTGGTTCAGGCATCGCGCAGAACATCAGGCAGTTCCATGTCATGTCAATCCTGGCCGCACCGCGGACTTGGTGGACGATGTTGATGGGCAGCGCTTTTAGGGCGTCCACCATGCCACTTAGCACTATTTTTGGCGGCGCTACTGATGCAGCGCGCCTCGCCGCAACAGGACGATTTGCCGAGGCAAAGGCTGCCACGCAAGCCACTGGCCTGGGCTTCCGCATGTACGCCAAATATGTTTCCAACCTTGGCTACGCATTGCGGCTTACCGGCTCGTCGTTTGTTCACAACGAAGCCTTTGTAAACCTGGGCGTCGACTACATCGGCATGGATCGCCGGCTTGTTGATGGGCCTAAGCAGGGCAATTTGCAAGACATACGGATGGCTGAGATTGAAGAAGGCCAGTGGTACATGGACCGCAGCAACCCAAATTTTGTTGCAATTGCTGTTAATTACATTCGTAATGCAACGCCACGGTCGGTGACAAGAGATGCGACTGGCGTTGCAGCACGCGGCATAAAGGCTGTTGTTGGTCGTCCGATCTCAATGATCGACACGTTTATCAACGGCCTAGTCGGCCCTGCAGCTGAATGGGCGCGATTGATGGATGAGCAGCTGGAGCGTGCGGTGCAGATTGGTGTCGGCAAGCCTGGCTCTAAAGAAGTATGGGATTACGCCAATGCTGAGGCGGAGCGATTGCTGCAAAAGCAATTCCGTGACGTCACCATGCCTAACGGCGCCGTAATTAAAAAAGGAGCGTTGACTGGGATTCACGCAAAGAACGTGATGGATTACGTCAACTTCACTGACCCGTTGGACATTGTGCATGAGCCGCGCACATATCAGATGGGCATCCGCAAGGCGCGGCAAAAAGGTTTGACTGACCAGCTTGACATTCACAACAGCGCGCTTGCCTACATGAAGAGCGGCTATGAGGGGCGCCCGGCGATGGCAGCGCTATGGGCCCCGGCTCGTATGGCCGGCAAGTTTGTCAACGACCATCCGATAGCTGGCGTGATCTACGCATTGCCGCGCGGGCCAGTTGACATTCTTAAAGCAGCCATGCGCATGACGCCTGGCGGTGGGTTGCTGACAGATACGCTTTGGCGCGACTTGCACAGCGAAGACAAATTTACGCGGTACAGAGCCGTTGGAGATGCAGCGCTTGGCACGTTTGGCATGGCCACAGGTTTAATGCTGCTGCAATCTGACTACATCCGCGTCACCGGGTTTGATCCAACTAATTGGCGCGAGCGTTACACAGGCCCAAAGGCTGAATACACTGGCTATCAGGGCAGTTCAATCTCATTTAGGATTCCTGGCACTGATAGATTTACGCCGCAATTCAGGCTTAGTGCGTTAGATCAACTTGCCACAATTCTTGGCATACTTGGCGAGTACAAGGAAATGGTTGAAAACGTACCTTACGAGCAAGCTGAAACAGTTTCTGCGCAAGTGCAAGCGTCAATTTGGCATGTCGCTCGCGAACTTGGCCCGTCTAAATTTAACTCGCAAATTCTTGAGCCATTCCGTCGGCTCATTGATTTGTACTCTGACGTGATTGAAAACAGCAGGTACGGCAAAAAAGAAGGCAGGGTAAACGCATTTACCAAATACATCGCAACCAACTTGCGTGCGTTTATGCCAAACACGTTCTCTGCCGCACGCGTTGGCCCTCAGCTCAAGCCGCCTGGCCCTGCTACTGACAACCCCTTCCTTGCTATCCCGCTGCAAACCTTGCAGATGATGCGCATGCGCCTGCCTGGCGCAAGCAAAGAGTTCCCGCCGCAGCGTCACCCATTTACAGGCGCACCTATTCCTATGCCGCAACCACTGGGCTTGAACTTGATTCCTGAGGATCAATGGTTCTTGCGCAGCGCTTACAACATGTTCAGCCCTACAACTGCGTTCCCCACTCGGGTGCTGTCTGACGATCCAATCGACGTCGAGCTGCGTCGCCTGTATGGCCAGGGCTCTATGGAGACATGGTGGTCTGACACCGCGTTTGGCCCGGAGCTGCCTAATCGTGTGCTATCTCCGAAGGAGCTCGACCGCCTGGAGGTGCTCGGCACTCAGGTCGTACGCATGAAGGGCACCAAGCCAGATCCTGAAGGCAAGCTGTTGTCTGAAGAGATTCGCGACCTTATTACCAAGGACATCACCTACAAGGCAACGCCAATCGGTGGCAACCCGGAAGACCGCACTCGTCCTTCCGAGGACTACCAATCAGTGCGACTGACCAGAATTAAAGAGGTGTTTAACAGATATGCCAGAGAGGCGAAGCTCTTGCTGGAAGAGGAAGACCCAGCCCTTAAAGCTGAGCTGAATGAAGCCAGGCAAAGACGGGCTGACAATGCTTACATAAAGGGCAGGACATCACTTGACATCCAGCGTGCTGCGCCTGCTGGAGCCCAAACCTTCATTGACGCTCTGAACTGACCATGCCCTACGCATACAACGTCTACACCGGCAATGGCAGCGCCACTCAGTACACCATTGGCTTTCCTTACATCAGAAAGGAGCACGTCAAGGTCTTCGTCAACTACGTCGACACCACCTTTACTTTTGCCAACGACACCACGGCGCAGCTGTCGTCGGCACCTGCCAACGGCGTACGGGTAGAGGTACGTCGACAAACGCCTGCCGACAACGTCCTGGTCGACTACACCGACGGCTCAACGCTGACGGCTGCTGACCTAGACACCAACGCACTGCAGCAGCTCTACCTTGACCAAGAGCTAGACGATGCGCAAAAGCAGGTTGTCACGATTAGCAGCACCACTGGCTTGCCGACGCTTGGCAACCAGCGGCTGACCAACGTATCTGACCCGACAGGGGCGCAAGATGCAGCCACCAAGAACTACGTCGACACCAACTTTCAGCCGGTTGACGCTGAGCTCACAGAGTTGGCGACCATGTCGTCTGGCACTGCCAGTGCGCTGGCGGACCTGACCCAAACAGAGACACAGATCCTTGACGGGGCGACTGTCACTACAGCAGAGCTAAACACCCTCGACGGGATTACTGCGTCTACAGCAGAGCTCAACAAATTAGATGGCGTTACCGCTAACACGGCTGAACTGAACAAGCTGGACGGCGTGACTGCCAGCACGGCTGAGCTCAACATTCTTGATGGCGTCACGGCAACTGCTGCTGAGATCAACAAACTCGATGGGATTACTGCGTCTACGTCAGAGCTAAACACGCTTGATGGCGTGACTGCGACAGCTGCGGAAATCAACAAGCTGGACGGAGTCACTGCAACAACGGCAGAGCTGAACTTTGTCGACGGTGTCACCTCTGCAATCCAAAACCAGATCGATGGCAAGCAGCCTCTGGATTCTGAGCTGACTGAGTTGTCGACGATGCAGAGCGGCACGGCATCTGCCCTTGCTGATCTGACTCAGGCAGAAGTGCAGGTGCTTGATGGCGCCACGCTCAGCACTGCAGAACTCAACAAGCTGGACGGTGTCACGTCCACCACTAACGAGCTCAACATTCTTGACGGCGTTACTGCCACCACTACTGAGCTCAATGTCACTGACGGCTTGACTGCGTCTACAGCAGAGCTCAACCAACTGGACGGCAAGACGATCAGCAGCACGCTGACACCTGCCAACACCAACGACATTCCAACTAGCTCAGCAGTCAACACGTTTGTGTCTGGCTTGCTCAACGCCCTGGGCGGCTTCGTCGCCATTCCAAACGAAACCAGCTTCCCGACAACTAACCCTGACCCCAGCGACAACGCTGGCACGGTGGTGTCGATTGCTGATGCAGGTGGCGTTGTTGTTGATGCCAACGGCGCAAGCACCACTGGCCGCACCACTGGCAACGTCACAGTCACAATCACTGGCTTTCCCAGCAGCCTGCAAAGCACCACCTTGGGCGCCGGCCTGGGCCTGCAGGTGCAGACCACCAGCACGCTCAACACTTACACCTATCACAAGCTCATTGCTAAAGAGGCTGACGTTGTCCAGCTCAGCGATGACATCAATGACTTCAACGCTCGCTATCGCGTATCTGACTCTGCGCCGACCACTGATTTAGACGCTGGCGACCTGTGGTTTGACAGGACCGCAGGCAAGATGAAGGTCTACGACGCCAACGATTCTGCATGGGAAGAAGTGCAGTCTGTCGGCAACTTCTTTATCAACACGCTGTCGTCGTCAAGCGGCACAGGCGGTGGGTCTGCCACGTTCAACGGCAGCGCCTATCGGTTCACCCTTAGCAACGCTGGCGCTAACGCCCAGCAAATGCTGGTCAGCGTCAACGGTGTAATTCAAAAGCCAAACAGCGGCACAAGCCAGCCGTCTGAAGGCTTTGCGATTGAAAACAACGACATTATCTTTGCTGCTGCACCTGCATCTGGTGCAAGCCATTTCATTGTCACTCTTGGCTCAACGGTCAACATTGGCCAGCCCAGCAACAACACGGTCGACACGTCAGAGCTGGTCGATGGTGCTGTTACTAACGCCAAGGTCAGCAGCAGTGCAGCCATTGCTGGCACCAAAATCAGCCCGGACTTTGGCACGCAAACTGTTGAAACTGACGGCAATGTATATGCTGCCAAGATTGGAGTTAATACTTCATCGCCACGAAGCATTAGCGGGTTTGGATCACTTGCTGTAGATGGGACATCAGGCTCTATTGTAGATCTCTTTAATAACGGCACTAGAAAAGGTACAGCGGCTGTTGACAGTGGTGGGTTCAAGCTAGAAGCAGTTGGCTCGTCAACTCCGTTGATTGGTATTACTAACGGGTCTGAGCGTCTACGTGTTGACAGTTCTGGAAACGTTGGCATTGGAGTTACAAATCCTGGCGATTTCAAAGCAGGTGCTGAAAACCTTGTAATAGGCAGTGGGTCTGGCGCCGAAGGCATGACAATTTATAGTGCAGCTAATGCGTCAGGCCGTATTTGTTTTGCAGACAATGATGGTGCAAGTGATGAAGAACGTGGCGTAATTCAATACGCGCATGATGACAATCATATGCAGTTTAATACAGACGCTACGGAACGGATGCGCATTACGAGCGCAGGCAATGTTGGTATAAACACTAATAGTCCTGGTTCAAAATTAGAAGTTAGTGGTGGTCAGAATCAAACCGCGAATCAATTTACTGATTTATTGCGAGTTGCAGCAAACGCAAACAATGATTCAGCGTCAGGTACAGTTCAACTGAATTTTGGTATTCAACCATCGCATACTGATGCTGCTAATAGAATGGCTAGGATTCAGTCAATAACCCAGGGCGGGGATACAAGGAATCTTCTTATCAATCCATCGGGAGGCAATGTCGGTATCGGGACCACGCTTCCGCAAGGAGCGCTACAAGTATCAAGAGGAAGCGGTAACGCAAAGATATTTATACACCGTACAAATGCTGCCGCAAACACTAACGATTACGGCAGTATCATTTGGCGAAGCAACGGCGGTAATAATAATGGAGTAGTCGCTGTTGCAAGGCAGAGCGCTGAAAACGATGGCTACATGTTTTTCAGTACAGCTAGCGGCGGTACTTTGTCCGAGCGGATGCGTATTTTCGCAGGCGGCGGCGTAGGAATCTCGACAACCAATCAAATCGCATCAGCCCCGCTTACTATTGGCGGCACTAATGGCGTCCAGGTGCGCAGCACCGGAGTTGACGGCACGTTTGCAGATACGTTTAGTTCGTTCTACAGCGGCAACAACAACGAAAAGAATGTAATTAAAACTGCAGTTTCCTCAGGCGGAAACGGAAGCGGTTTCTTGTTTGAAGCCTCTAATGGCGGTGGCTCTGCCAGTACCACTGATGTGTATAAGATGTGCCGCACAGAGCACAAAGCGTATATTGGCGGCAGTGAAATTTATCGGGTTGACTCTAATGGAGTAATTTCTATTGCTGACAGCAATCCAGGAACCGGCAATCGCGTTCATATTTCTTACACACCTAACAGCAAGGGCTGCGTATATCTTGAAAACTTTGCGTACTACTCGTCTCAGCCTGCGCTAACAATTCACGATCAGGACAATAACTCTGCTCGAAATATGGAGGATGTCCAGTTTAAGCGCAATGGAAGCCTGGTGGGTTACATTCGCATTAGCACTGGCTCTGTTACTTACAGCACTTCAAGTTCTGACAGAAGAGCTAAGAAAAACTTTGAGGATTGGACTGAAGACAACCTTGTTAAGTTTAAAACTCTGAGCCCTCAACTTTTCAATTGGACTGAAGAAGAGGATGGAGCTGAAAAAACCAAAGGCTTTATTGCTCAAGATAACCTTGAAAAGTTTCCTGAGGCATACCCCCTTACGGCTTCAACTGATAGATACAGCTTTAATCCGTCAGGCATGGTCGCCTATATGATGAAGGCATTACAAGAAGCGGCTTTGAAAATTGAAACTTTAGAAACACAAAATGCCTCTCTGGAGGCTCGACTTACTGCACTCGAAGGAGCTTCCTGACCATGACACTCACTCAAGTCACCACTGGCGGCGTCGATGAAAACATCAACATCGACAACGGAACTTTAGTTGTTGACGGCACTAATAATCGAATTGGCATTGGAGACGCAGCTCCATCAGAAAGGCTAAATGTCGCTGGCAATGTGATGCTGGAAGGCAGCGATCAATTTCTTTACTATACGAATGTAGGTACTGGCAACAGCGGTATCTACATTAGAGGCCGCGATGCAACTTCTGAGTTAAGAAGCCATAGCACTGGTATTCATACTTGGGAAATATCTGGCTCAGAAAAAATGCGCCTGGCCGGCAGTGGCTTGGGAGTCGGCACGGCTGCACCTGATCAGCTTTTAACTCTTAGCTCAGGCTCAGACACAAACCTCAAATTAAACACAACAAACAGCACTGCGCACAACCGCATCAATTTTGTCAATAGTGCAAGTTCAGCGTCTGGAGGTTTGTGGTATAGCGCTGATAACAAGATGGAGTTTCGCACCGCAAACACTGAGCGGATGCGTATTGATAGCTCTGGCAATGTTGGCATTGGAACAACGTCGCCTACTCAAAAATTAGACGTTAGAGGTAACATTTATGTTGGCACTAACATTGGCATTAACACCACGTCGCCCAGTACGAAATTACATATAAATGGCGATGACGGGAATTTTATTACTCTTTCACACGCATCAAGGTCTGGCTCATGGATGATCGAACATAGCGGCACTAATTCAGAAAATCTTGATTTTAGGCAAAACAATGGTTCTTCAACCGTTAGATCATATTTAGCCGGCAGAGATCTTCACGCGTTTTATACAAACGGCAGCGAGCGGGTGCGAATCAATAGCAATGGTCGCGTTGCTATTGGTTCAACTAGCAATGATTACAAGCTATATGTTGCAGGATCTGGCGCCAGCAGCGCTGCAGATCAAACACTTTACATGGATTCTGCAGGTAATTATCCCGTTCAACTCGCCATGGCAAATGGCTACGGCAGAAGGCAAGGTGTAACTTTTATCAATAACGGCAGCACATCATATACATCTTTTGGTCTCATTAGTGAGAATACTCAACTACACATTAAAACTGCTTCTTACGCTATAGGCGCTACTACAGACCTAAGTACTGGCTGGAATACTCAAGCTATATTTGACAATTCTGGCGGTTTTTATGTTGGCAATAATTCTGATTACGGAGCAGGCAACTATTCCCAAACTAGCGGTCACGGCAATTTTTACTGGAGAAAAGACAACGGCTCTAATGGCGGCGCAATAGTGGTTGCAACCAACGCAGACCGTGGCTGGGCAAACATATACCTCAATAGATTTGACTGGAGTAGCGGCGACGATGTTCGTTATATTTCATTCATGAGAAATGGCAATAGTGTCTCCTCTATTTCTTTAGCAAGCAACGGATCTTCGGTCGTATATAACACGACCTCTGACTATCGTTTAAAAGAAAATATAGTCCCAATGGTAAATGGGATTGCAAGAGTCAAGCAGCTGCAGCCAAAGCAGTTCAACATGATTGACGACCCAAACAACGTCCTTACTGATGGTTTTCTTGCCCACGAAGCGCAAACAGTTGTTCCTGTAGCTGTGACTGGCACGCACAATGGAATGACGACAGACGAAGACGGCAACGAAGTACCTGATTACCAAAGCATGGATTACGGCCAGTTGACCCCGTTGCTGACCGCTGCGTTGCAAGAGGCTATTGCCAAAATTGAAACCCTAGAAACCAAAGTTGCAGCCTTAGAAGCTGCAGGTTGAATTACTCTGACCCCATTGCTTTTTTCACATGTCCACCATCACCTGGAAAGTGAACACGCTTTCCCGCACACTCAGCACCGGCCGCGTCGACTCTGTGCATTACTCCGTTGATGCACGGTCAGACGACGAGGTGTATTCCGCTGGCGCCTACGGCGAGCTTGCTCTTGAAGGCGACGTAGTCACCGCTTATGCCGACCTCGACGAAGCAACGGTGGTGGGCTGGGTCAAAGCCGCCTTGGGCGAAGACAAGGTTGCGGAAGTCAACGCTGCTTTGGAAGCGCAGCTGACAGAGCAGGCCACTCCAACCACTGGCACGGGTGTGCCCTGGTAAGTAGTTCTACTAACGTCTGCGTGTTTTCTTCTGATAAACATGAAGCGCTTTCTGATTGCTGCTTCTGTCGTCGCTGGGGCGCTTGCATTGGGCGCCCCGTCTGCGAACGCAGAGGGCAAGATGTATGCGAACCCCGAGTTCGTGACCGGATTCAGCGGCAGCAGCTCCAGCGGCAGCAGCCTTGACCTGCACGTCGGCTACAAGGACGGCCCCTTCTTCATTCAGGCTGGCCCTGCCATGAGCAACGACACCACCAGCACTGACTGGGGCTGGTCAGGCAAGGCTGGCGTTAGCGGCCAGGTCGACGACCAAACCAACCTCTACGCCGAGGTGGGCTTCAGCAAGTTCGACGGTTCTGACACCGGCAGCTACGTCAAGACTGGCGCAGTCATCGACTTCTGATAGGTGGACCCACTGCAGCTGCCATCCATACAGCTGCCTGGGTCTATCGAACTTCCGAGGCCATCGATCGAGGAGCCGGTCTTTCCGGCTCCCTCGCATCCGGTCCTGATACCGCCAAGCGTCCCACCAAAGAAGCCACCAAAGCCAAAGCCGCCACCGAAAGGCGTCGACCAAAGCGCGCGCGATGCTGCAAAGAGATTGCAGGAGCAGATCCGCCAGCTTAACGACAACATCCAGGCACAACAGGAAACAATCGACCTGTTGGTCAATCCGCCTGAGATTGAGAAGGTTGAGGTTCAGCAGCCGACGGTGACTGTGCCGGGGACGTCTCTGGAATTTGCGTTGCCGACTCCTGAGGTGGTGACTGTGGCTGCAACGACGGCGGCAGTGGCGGCAGCGGCTTCTGTGGGGGCAACTCTTGCTGCGCAGAATCTCGTGAAGGTACTGAAGCCTGCGTTTCAGACGGCGCTGAAGAAGCTGGCAAAGCTACGGGGGAAAGACCCTGAGACTTTCGGTAGACGTCGATTGAGACTACGTCGGAACAAAGAGTAGAACCGAGCTTTGAGTCGGGATGCAGCATGAAGCCGGTCTTGTAGAGCTCAGCACATTTCAGGGCCCGGACAAGGTGGTAATCGAGTTTGTCCTTTTCTATTTCTTGCTGCTGTGCTGCCAGCTTTCGCCGCACCATGGCCTTGCACATTTCAGTGATTGACCCATCCAACGGGACATTGATGCTTAGTTGCATCCCAAAATTCTGCGCACGGGTGTAGTCCTCATTTGGAATCGGGTCAGCGTGCGCTTCTAGATGAAAAGGTGTCATCACCAAAGTGGGCCCGTTGCAGCTGACGTTGCCGCCAAAATGCTGCCGGCTGGGCGCACCGTTGTTGTTGAACTGGAC